TTGGTTACTATATCGACCAAGAACCATCACCCATCTTAGTTATGCAACCTACTCTTAATATGGCACAGACATATTCCAAAGATAGGTTAGCTCCAATGCTTAGAGATACGCCAAAACTACATGGCAAGGTTGGTGACCCTAGAAGTAGAGATAGTGAAAACACAGTTTTACACAAAAGATTTGCTGGTGGTCACATTACAGTGGTTGGAGCTAATTCTGCAAGCGGTCTCGCGAGCCGACCCATACGTGTCCTGCTCGCAGATGAGGTAGACCGCTATCCGCCTTCGGCTGGAACAGAAGGAGACCCAATTAATTTGGCAAGAAAACGTACTACTACTTTTTGGAACAGAAAAATAATTATGGCTTCTACACCAACCATTAAAGGTGTCTCAAGAATAGAAGCTGCATTTAATGTGTCAGATCAAAGATACTATTATGTGCCATGTCCTGAATGTGAACATAAGCAAGTATTGAAATGGAAAAGTGTTGTTTGGGAAGAAAACAAACCAGAGACAGCCACACTATCTTGTGAAGAGTGTGGTGCAGTGTTACCAGAATCAAAAAAACAATGGATGTTAGCTAATGGTGAATGGCGTTCTAGTAATCCTGAATCTAAAATTGTTGGCTTTCATATCTCAGAGCTTTATTCACCTTTTAGAAAGCTAGAAGAAGTTGTTGCTGATTTCTTAGAAGCTAAAGAGCATCCAGAAATGTTGCAAACATTTATTAACACATCTTTAGGTGAGTGTTGGGAAGAACAAGGTGAAGTAGTTAACACATCTGAATTATTGGAGCGTTGTGAAAACTACAACGAAGAAGTCATACCAGACAATGTTTTATTCATTACTGCTGGCATAGATACACAGAAAGACAGATTGGAAGTGCAAACGATTGGTTGGGGTGAAAGATACGAAGCATGGGTTATTGAATATAAAATATTCTGGGGTGACCCAAGCACACAAGAAGTCTGGAATGATTTAGATGTGTTCTTAAAAAAAGTATATACCACAGAGTCAGGTAAAAAGTTGCAAATAAAAGTAAGTTGTATCGACTCTGGTGGACATCATACACAAAACGTTTATGACTTCTGTCGACCAAGACAAGCTAGAATGATCTTTCCAGTTAAAGGTCAAGCACAAGCTGGTAAACCGATTGCTGGTCGACCAACCAGTTCTGCTAAACAAAGAGTTTATCTCTATCCAGTTGGTACAGACACTGCTAAAGAATTTATATTCTCTCGTTTAGAAAATGAAGAAAGATTAATTCATTTCCCTAATTCAGTTGACGATGAATACTTTAAACAGCTTGTTAGTGAACGCCCCATCAAGAAAAACGTTGGTGGTAAGTTAAAAATAGTTTGGCATTTACCAAGAGGGCGTAGAAATGAAGCATTAGATACGTTTGTTTATGCTTTAGCTGGTGTTTATATTCTTGCTCCTAATTTCAAGGCACTAACCCAGAAAAAGCCCGAAAAACGTATACAAAAGCAAGAATCTTTAATAAAACAGAGATATAACCGAAATTTAAGGCAGAATCCTAGAAATTTTGTTTATGGTTGGAAAGATTAACTTTAAAATTTAGAGTAAACTATTGACATGGCAAATTTATTCGACAGAGCTAACTATCCGACACAAGAACCAGATATTTTAGTAGTAGGAGATAGATGGACTTGGCGTAGACCAGACCTTGCTGCTACTTATGACCCTGCTGATTACGCATTAACTTATGAATATCACGAGGACTCGGGTGGAGGAGGTTCGCACAAATTCGTTATCACAGCAACAGAAATCACAGACGACTATATTATTGAAGTCCCAAGTGCGACAACTGCTGCTTATACTAATGGTGATTATCATTGGTATGCATTTATCACCAGAACATCCGATTCAGAAAGAATCGCAGTTGATGATGGTTATGCCAAGATAGAGATTGATTTTGCCAATACCAATGCTGACCATAGAAGTCACGCTAAAAAAGTATTGGATGCGATACAAGCAACCATCGAAGGTCGTGCTTCACAAGATCAAATGTCTTACTCAATAGCTGGTCGTTCACTTTCAAGAATGTCGATTGATGATTTATTGAAATTTCGTGATAGATACAGAGCAGAGTATAATCGTGAATTAAAAGAATGGCGTATAAAAAACAAACAGGATACAGGTAACACAATAAAAGTTAGGTTTTAAAAATGGCAATCTGGGACAACTTCTTTAAATCACGCAAAAAAACTGTAAGAAAGTTTAGAAACTACAAAGCCACACAATCAGGCAACTTATTTGCCGATTGGATTAGTGGGTCAAGCAATGCTGATAGCAATATTCGTTTTAATTTGCGTAAAATTAGGGATAGATGTCGTGAACAAGCTAGAAACAATGATTATGCCAAAAGATACTTACAATTATTAGTAACTAACGTAGTTGGACAGAATGGTATTAGATTTCAGTCAAAAGCACGTAATTTAGATGGCAATTTAGACCAATTAGGCAACCAAACGCTTGAAAAAGAGTGGAAAAGATGGGGTAAAAAGGGAAATTGTAGTATTGATGGTAAATTATCCTTTTTAGATGCACAAAAGCTCTTTATAGAGACACTAGCAAGAGATGGCGAGGTCTTAATTAGGCATATTACGTCTAATAATCCCAATGACCCATACAGAATACAGTTTTTAGATGCTGATTACCTTGATGAAGAAGAAAATAAGGTTTTAAACAACGATGAAGAGATTATTATGGGTGTTAAGCTGGATAAATACAAAAAACCAGTTAGTTATTACCTATTTAAAGAACATCCACATAATTTATATCATGGTAAATACGACAGAAAGCATATTGAAGTCCCAGCAGAGGATATTCTTCATGCTTATCAAATAGAAAGACCAGAACAAACAAGAGGTGTGCCATTTATGACCACTGCATTAAACAGATTGAAGATGCTAGATGGTTATGAAGAAGCAGAATTGGTTGCTGCTAGAGTTGGAGCATCCAAAATGGGCTTTTTTACTTCACCCGCAGGCGATGGGTATTCGGGAGAGGATGTTGAAGATAGTTACACACCAATAATGAGTGCTGAAGCTGGCTCGTTTGAACAGCTACCAGAAGGTATGACACTGCAACAATTTGACCCACAACACCCAACATCAGGTTTCGATGCTTTTCATAAATCTGTGTTAAGAGGTATCGCATCTGGTTTAGGTGTTTCTTATGTTTCTTTAGCAAATAATTTGGAAGGGGTTAATTACTCTTCTATAAGACAAGGCACATTAGAAGAAAGAGACAACTACAGAATATTGCAACAATTTATGATTGAACATTTCATAGAACCAATATTCAACAAGTGGTTACTACAAACCATGTCATTTAAAGATAATTTCTTACTACCACCTGATAAATACGATAAATTTGCTGATAGTGCTACATTTATCGGCAGAAGTTGGGGTTGGGTTGACCCTGTTAAAGAAGTCAAAGCCAATGTTGAAGGTTTGCAAGCTGGTGTGGTGACTATGCAAGATATACAGGCTAATTATGGTCGTGATGTTGAAGAATTGTTCGAACAACATCAAAGAGAAGATGCATTAGCCGAACAATACGATGTCAAGATAGCATATCAACCATTCGGTGCAGCTAAAGCACCTATTGAGCCAGAAATTAGTGATGAGGATGATGGCGATGTCGAAGGGGAGTAAGCCAAGACCGCTAAGTGTTGAAACACAACAATTCCATGATAATTGGATGAAAATATTTGGTAATCAAAAGAAGAAAAAGAAAAATGGCAAGCTATAAACCAACATCAGGCATGAAAGAAGAAGCTCGTAAGGGCTTAGATTGGCGTAAAGAACATGGAAGAGGTGGTACAGCAGTTGGTATCGCTAGGGCTAGAGATATTGTTAATGGTAAAAACCTATCTGAATCTACTGTTAAAAGAATGTTCTCATTCTTCTCAAGACATGAAGTAGATAAAAAAGCAGAAGGCTTTAGACCATCAGAAGATGGTTACCCTTCTAATGGTCGCATCGCTTGGGCTTTATGGGGTGGTGATGCTGGATTTAGCTGGTCAAGAAAGATTGTTAATTCACTTAAAGATGATAGATCAGAAGAAAGAGCATTGACTGGTGCTATGCGTAAAGCATTAGAGAATAAAGTTAAAGACCATAATGAAAAACATGGTAATGACAAAAGAAAGAAAACCAACCTACGAACATTAACATCAGTCTTTAATCGTGGTGTTGGTGCTTATAAGACCAATCCACAATCAGTAAGACCAAACGTTAATTCACCTGAACAATGGGCTTTAGCAAGGGTTAATTCGTTCTTATATGCCCTTAGAAACCTAAGATTTAGAAGCGGTAAACATGATTTAGATTTGTTGCCAGCAGCACATCCTTTATCTTCTAAAGAAAATGATGGTAGAATAGCCAGTATGGACACAGAAGCAAGACATATTAAAGATGTCAGAGAAACAGAAGATTCTTACATAATTGAATTTGGTAAATCAATGCCAGCAGAAGATGAAGAATCAAGACCTTATCACGATGACGAAGAAAAAGCGTTGCATGATGATGAAAGAGGAGAGGAAAATGAAGAAAATAGAAGCGAGGAGATTGCAGAAGAAATCGCAACTATGGAAGATCAAACAGATGAACAAAGAGATCAGGAAGAATCAGATAATGAAGAAGCCTTGAGATTCTATGGTGAAGAAAATCTCCAAAGAGCATTTGAATTTGACAGAACAAAAATAGATGAAGATAAAAGAACAGTTGTAATAGGTGTATCTTCTGAAGAACCAGTTGAAAGAAGATTTGGTTTAGAAGTGCTTGGTCATAAAGAAGAAGAAATAGATATGGCTTTCATGGCACAAGGAAGAAGCCCATTATTATTAGATCACGATGCTACAAAGCAAATAGGGGTTGTAGAGGAGTTTGGCATAGATCACGAAAACAAAAGAACAGTTGCCAAAGTGCGATTCTCTAAAAACCAAATGGCTGATGAAGTCTATAGAGATGTACTTGATGGTATACGCCAAAACATATCTGTTGGCTATCAAGTCAACAGTATGCATAAAGAGGAAGAAGAGAGAGATGGTGTTCCCGTCTACAGAGTTAATTCTTGGTCGCCTCTTGAGGTTTCTGCGGTTAGCATACCTGCCGATCAGTCAAGGTTGGTTGGGTTTGCCAGATCAAAGGAAACACCAAAAATCGAAATTAATTCAAATGAGGAAATTAGAATGGATAATAAAGTTGAAGAAACTAAAGCTCCAGAAGTTAATTCCAATGAGTTAAGAGAATCTTTTGCTAAAGAAGCAAAAGCTATAATTGATCTTGGTGTTCAACACAACAAGAGAGACTTAGCTAATGAAGCTGTAGCAAACGGAGCAACTCTAGCTCAATTTAGAGGACAACTTTTAGAGACAATCGCAAACGATAAGCCACTTGATCTACCATCAAGTGTTGATATGAATGAAAAAGAGCAAAGAAGCTACAGCTTACTAAAAGCTGTTTCTGAAGCTGCTCAAGGCAAACTATCTGGACTAGAAAAAGAAGTTTCAGATGAAATCGCAGCAAGAACTGGTAAAGAAGCTAGAGGTTTCTATATGCCAACAAATATTAATTTCAGAGCCAATCAGGTTGTTGGAACAAATAATGTTGGTGGATTCTTAAAGCCAACAGACCATCTTGGCGATGAGTTCATCGAAGCTCTTAAAGCTAAGCTAGTAGTAGGACAAGCAGGTGCTAGAATCCTTCAAGGATTGAAAGGCGATGTTG